TGAGTAGTAGTAAAAGTAAATTAATAGAATATGACTTACCACTACCCCGACCACCTGTAACAATGAAATACCTACTATCATTTGCAAATGCTTTATATTTCGGATTCAGTACTACCAAAACTAATTATATCTTTTAGATTCATCCCTGTAACATTTACATCAGATTCAATCCTTTCTGTTGCTTTACCAAAGATATGTTCAGAAACAAATATCTTACCACGTTCAAACGTTAACAAATCTTTTGCTAATTCAATGCGAGCTTCATCGTCTGTATTAACATCTTTAACTTGTTTTATAGCGGCTATGAATATATTATTTGTCTTTTCAAAGTCTTGCTTTGTTTTGTTTCCTGAGTTTGGTCTCGCACCACCGTGTCCGTTTGCCATCTTGAAAAAAATCTTGGTTAATCAACTACCCTAATAAAGCTCCTTTATCTTCATAAGCATTGTACACTTGCTTCATCTTACGTAGCATGTCGTTCAAACAAGAAGCGCATGAAGTTGGTTGCTCATTCGTTTTAAATACTCTATTGTACACCTTTAGAAATTGTAATTGTTCTGAAGGTCTAACTCTTACGGTCATTTTAGGAAGTAAAAAAGTTAGTTGTTCGTGTTCTACTTCTGTAAGACATTCAGGTGTCTTGTAAGGAAACATTTTGTTAAGTTTCTCCTGGCGTTCTTTACAATTACAATCATCCCCAGCAATGAAGTTAACAAGCTTATCTATTCCTGTTGCTTCTGTGAATTTAGCTACTGTATCACCAAATCCTTTTGATACTCTTTTTGCCATATTTTAAGTTTTCTTTTACATTTTTTTATTGTGTGAAAAATCGAGGTCAAAGATATCTTAGTTTCCTTTTCTAGTTCACGCATACTTTTACCGCTTCGCAAATATAATAAAAATAATTGTTGGTCGAACCACTCCCATGTTTTTATTTGTTCTTCGACGCTCTGATAGTATAACTCTATCTCATATGTTTTGTTGTTTTCGTCTTCTGATAGGTCAACCATGAGGTCAATGTCAACCATTGAAATTTCTCGTTTGCAGTAGTCAAAAAAGATGTTACGAAGCATGATCCAAATGAATGACTTGGTGATCACTTGGCCTTTGCCGTATTTGTGAAAGCGAATGTACATATCTTGGACAATGTCTTCCGCTTCGGTCTTTGCTCCGAACCGCTTAACGATGCGCACCCATTCGTCGTGGTGCTGTGCTATTTCTATTAGATTCATGGGGTTAAAGATAACGAAAAAACCCCTACACCAATTGATGTAAGGGTTTAAAACTAATTATATGATATGCAAATATACAAATTATTCTTTAATAAACGTACCGTTAATTGTTTTTCCTTTTCGATATTCAATAACTTTAAAGGCACGTTTAGCACAATCTTCAAGTGAGTATCCCATTTGATTAGCCAATATCACTAAAGTGATGTAAGTATCACCTAATCCATCTATTGTAGCTGCTATATCTTTCTTTAGTATTGCTGCTGATGTCTCTCCTACTTCCTCCATTACCTTTGCAAGTTGTTGAAACTTATTGTCTGGGTTGTCTAAGTTACGAGCCTTTGCCCAGTTGATTATTTCTCTTTCCATTCTTTCAAATATAAATCAATTAAAAATTTTGTCTTTTCAAGGTCTTGAACAAAGTTACCTTTCTTCCTGCATCTTACCACTCTTTTGATAATATCTCCCTCCCATGCGTTTAGTCCATGTTGGTGTGCAAATAAGTACAAGCTTCCGTTATCGTTGTTGTAATAGCTCGGAGCGTTGTCGGTTACTACTTCAAAGTATAATTCAACTGTATCAAATTGTTGCTCATCTCCTTTGTCGTTAACTATCCACGTGTAACTCTTATCTTGCTTTACTACGTCGTAAACTTTACCATAGGTTACATTGGCAAAGTGTTTTTCAATGCATCTTAGTTTCATATCTGTTCTATACTATAAATTTCGCTTGCTTTAACATAGAAGGTTTTATCTAAAAAACTTATAAACTCTACCCAACTTCCAGCATTAGATTCGCTATGTATTCCTAAAACTAATTCTTCTAAGCCTGCGTTCGCTTTAACTCTCCTTCCTTCCACGTGACCGTAGGATATGTAATACTCGTTCATAAATCAAATACCTTTAATGACTCTGCAAAGTTACCATTTTCTTTTAATTGTCGTAACATTTCCGCAACAATTTCACGTGTTTCTGCTTGAGCATCTGACTTCAACCTTTGCTTACATAGTCTGATGAATGCGTATAACGATCCTGTCCAAATCATTGTTGTGTTAAGATTCAAAGGTAGGATAGTTCGTGCTTGTTCTTTTGATACCCCTAAATCAATTAGCTTCTTATAGGCATTCTGACAAAACTCTTTTACTTCATATTCGATAACGTTACAAGCCTCCTGGCCGTACATGTCCAAAGGTTCTGCACTGCCTTGTTTGCTATCTTTGCTTTGTGTTCGCCATTCGTTTATAAGTGTATAGGTATCACTGAAGTCAACGTACCGACCACTAATTGAATTGTATTCAACTCCTATCTGCGTTTTGATTAATTGACGTTCAACATAGATTGGAACTTGCAACCTAAAAACAACCTTGGGATGGCTAAAAGGTGACCAGTGGCTGTGTCGTGCCAAATAAGACAATAAACTATTGTTTTGTTCTGTTGTGTAATGTTCTGCTCTTTTGTCAAAACTTACACGGGCAACGTCACACACCGTAACGTCCGACCCGAATACATCTAATAACTCTACTTTCATAATACTATTTAATTAACTTCCACAATACAGGCACTCTTCCAAATCATCGTTATCTAACTCAGGGTTAGTTTCAATCTCAGGGTTAAGTTGTTTCTTCAACTCGTATATCTTCTGCATCAAATCCCCGTCCTGAAAGAGGTCACCCGTTAACATCCCTTTTAACTCTTCTATTTGTTCTTTAATTGTTGTCATCGTATTTATTATAATATGCTTTGCAAATCATGCGCCCTACGTTAATTACTCCTTTTCTATTCTCTCTGCGCTTCCACCTATCGATGTCGAATGCTATCGCTATCACCCAACGGTTGCGGTTCTTGTTGTCCTTTTTCATGTGTTCGGTAATTTTTCGTAACTAAAATACTTTAAGTAATTATTTAACATAAAGTGTGTATTTGTGTGACCACCTTTGGTATACTCAAGCTTTAAAGCGTTATCCATTGCTATGCCTGCTGCTAAAGCTTTTTTGTAGTTCTTGTGACCTTTGTAATATTTTTCTGCTTGCTCTCTATACATTTTGTAATTCTTTTTTTACTTCTTGCCAATACTTTGTGTGTTTCTCACATAATGGTATAAATCCACAACTTCTATCTTGTAATGTGTTTGTGTTTAATATCTCATCAACTGCAATTAATGCGCATAATTTAGCAGCTTTTTCACTCATTCCACATTCATCGCAAAATAAATCTTCATTGTCTTCTATACACAGAAACTTATCTACTAACTCCCTTGATTTCTCTTTCGCTGTCATTGTATCTCGATATTAATATTTTCTTTAAACTCATCAATTTGTTTGATAACATTGGAATAGGTCTGCGCCATTGTTTCGTTGTTGTTTTCTACAAAGGTAGATGCGAATCTTTCAACTCCTGTAATAAAAGCATTTATTGTTTGCTTTATTTCTCGTTTGTGAAACATATTATCCGACACATCATCTAAGGAATGCAAAGCAGATTGACAAAGCATTGTTGCATGAGCTATGTGTTTGTAATATTCGATTGCCTGCTGGCGTTTAGCCTCAGTCAAATCGCTGAGGCTGGTTACTTTCTTTTTCATGTTAAAAAGGTGTTTCTTCTGATTGAACTTTGTTAACTCTCCACGCCTCATTGTTCGTGAAATACTTACCCTGCCACTCATTGGTTTTAAAGTTAAATAACACTTCAACTTCTTGGTCAACTTTGTTATACTGCAAGAACTTATCTACTTTCTCAGTACCAAAGATTCCAAACTTCACTGATTGAGGGTATTGACCATTTGTTTCAGTCACTACAAACTCTATTTTTTTGTCTGCTCCTACTTCAACCACTTCTAAAATGTTTGTGATTTTTCCGTTAAATTTTAAATCATTTTTGCTCATCTTCTTTTATTTTATTATTTGCTATTTTAAATGCTTCCTTTACACATTCTGTTACATTATACTTTTTCTTTTGGTACTTTAACCGCATCCTTATCTCATCGATAGGTATGTCGCTAAAGTCAACTATACTTCTTTTCATTGATTTGATTTATGTATTGTTTATAATATTCAATTGCTGCCGCTGAACGTTCTAACATTTCCTGTTCAAGTTCTAAGTCACGTTCAATGGTTAACATCGTTACAAGGCTTTGAATCGGTGTATCTCGCACACGGTGTAAATCTTCGCTTTCGTATCCGATTAAGTCGCTTGGTGTGTTGACCATACAATAAGCAAGTGCAGCGCGTTCTACATTGTAAAGATACATATAACCCCGTAATTGATACTCATAATCTTTAATGTTAATATCGCTTGGTGTTGCAGGGAATGTATCAAAGCTCCATGAGGTTTTAATGTCGATTATTAACTCTGGTGTGTAGATGTCGCATTCTCCTGTTAAAATATTAGTAGACTTACGTACTTCGTTCTTTTCGTAGTTAGTGAATAGAACATCGTTAAGTAGTTCAATCGATTGCTCCTCGCATTGTATTCCCTTAGTCACATACTTATTATTTAACTCAGTAGTGTAACCGAAGTAGTCTTGTTTAGCAATTGACTTAATGTAGCTTTTTGCGGTCTCTGATAGCGCCCCTTTAGTGCGGGACGCCGTCATTATCTTCGGTAGTGAACTGCATCT